TTTGAAGCGAGAGTTTTGGTCGACCATTAATTTCATTTCAGGGTGGTCCGCTAATTTAACGGGTTCCCATCCTTCACGCATTTTGGAGGATACATTTAGATTATCAGCCTCGTTCATGACACTTGTACGAATCCATCGATAAGCCCAACCAGGTACCTTCTTAAACTCAGGTAATAATGATGCAGGTTTCCAGCTATCAGGTCTTTGAAAATCATCTCTTGTATCTTGTTCACGATCTAGTCTTAAATTATCCATTTGCGTTCTCCAATTTTAAAGTTTCTCTTGCATATTGCTCCGGTGTTAGGCCAAATTTCTTGGCTAACGCTACTTGTGTCTTCGTCAGACGCACTTTTTTTGGCGCGGTGCTACGCGTTGCCGGGGCAACTACAGTCGAAGGTTTTGTGCGCTCGGCGGGTTTTTCCTCGTCTAGCGTTGCATCCCCAAAGTTTTCTGGGAATCGTTTTTGCATCGTACTATCTATACGACGGTAGTATTCATCAGAAGTGGGGTTAATTCCGCTTCTAATTAATTTTTCATGAACCCCTAAAGCTAGGCTTGTCATTTCTTCATCTTTGCCAAACCAATCATTTTTTTCTTGCCAAGCAAGTGCTCTAGAATCAGGTTTTTGGACCTGAGGTTCTTGTTGCTGTATATATACCTCTTTTTGAGGATCTTGTAAAGAAGTTTCAAATTGAGGTGAATAATTTTGAGCTTGAGACAGTCTAAACTGTGATTCATTCATCTTTTGTTGAGCTTCTATAATCTTATCAGCATCGCCTGAATCATAAGCTTCACGATAGTCTCGCTTAGCTAAATTCAATTGATTTTCTAATCCAGATTTTAAAGTCTCAATATAAGTTGCTTCTCCAGAACTTAAAGTTGTTTTTAACTTTTTATTCTCTTCTGCAATTTGTTGAGCAAATCTAACTGCTTCTTGACGTTCTCTATCAGCGTTTTCTTTAGCGCGTCTTTCGTCGTGCCAAACTTTTTTAAGTTGAGCTAAACGTTGTTTAACTCTTTCTGAATAGTCATCAAGTTTATCATTTTCTAGTTCTTCTACTACATCTTTAGGTAAAGGCTCACGACCTCTATCTTCTGGAGGAGTATCATCTTCTATCTCAAGGTCAAATTCATCTTGAAGGGGTTTAGCTTCTACCTTTACTTCTTTTTTAGATTCGGCTTCTTTAGGACTTAAATCAACTTCTGTTTCGTCACTTACTTTATTGCCTGTTGTACCTGGTATATCCATATCATCTGGATATTCATAGACAATACCATCTTTTGTTTCGGTAACCATTTAGTTCTCCTTATGCGCGAGTGTAGCCGCGAGGATCTTGAACAACCCCCTCAACTGTATCGTCGTTAATAATGCGGAATTCTCTTCCGTGGATTTTAAATCTTGTACCTGCGTATGCACGTGTCAAAACAAAATCACCCTCTTTACACCATGGACCTGTAGGAAATCTAACTTCATCTTTATAAGCTAAGTCGCCTACTCTTACTACAAATAAAACTACAGTCGAATGTTCTTCTACAGTTCTAGTTGAATCTGCTTTTACAATACCACCTTTATATGTTTCTGAAGCATCAGGAATTGCACATAAAATTTTATATCCTTTTGGTTCTGGAAGCTGTAAGCCCCTTTCTTCAATCGGTATATCTTCTGCTCCTACTGCATCTAGTGTTGGAATAACAATCGGTCGACCATTTGCGTCTAACAAATTCTTATTCATTGTGAGTATGTCACTCATCGTCATATGTCTCCATTCGTTTTGCGAGATCTTTTATTAATCCTTCTACAGTGGATAGACCTCGAATAAAACCCACCATATCTTGGTACGAAGCATAATCTTTTGCTGCTCCGTCTCCTAATCCTAAAATTACTTGTTTGCGTCTGTCATCTATTTGAGACAATAATAGTTCCAGCGTTTGATCCATTTAGTTACTCCCTAGATTTTTGTGATTCCCTTTGAATATTTAATTGTTCTTTTTTTAATTCGTCTTCTTTTATTTTTGAAGCGGCATCAATACCTAATTTAATTCCAGTAGCTTTTTGCTCACCTTCAAATTTTAATTTTTCGTAAGCTGATTTAGCACCAATTTCAACTCCCGCAATTTTTTCAGAAGACTCTAATTTTTTAGCTTCTAACATTAATTTGCCTTTATCAATTTCAATATCAGCTAAAGTTTTTTGCTGTTTAATTTGAACTTCTTGTTGTTTAATAGCAAGTTCTTGTTGTTGCATTTGAATCAATGGGTCTTGTTGTTGTTGTTGAATTTGTTGTTGCTGAGCTTCGCCTTGATCTTTAGCTAAAAGTTTTTGCGCAGCTGAAGCCATAAGTTTAGACAATTCAAATTCCACATCTTCAGGTAAAGTTTCATCAGGCTTAGGTAATGGAACACCTAATTGTTCTTCAAGTTGTTTTCTATATTCAAACGCTACATGCTCATTAATATGTGCCATAGCTGCGGCTTGAATTTGTTGAGCCATTGGATTTTGTCCAATCATTTGCATAATTTTTGGATCTTGCATAGCTGCAGTGTGTACTGCAATATGTGCCTGATGGTCTTGGAACATAAATGCTTTTACAGGTTTACCATTAATAATTGCCATATTTTCAGATACAGGATCTTTTGGTTTTTGATCTTCAGAACTTGGAATAAGCTTGCTGATATTTTTAACGCCCAATACTTCTAACATTTGTTTATTAAGTTCTGGTAAATCATAAATCTGCGGATTAGCTTGAGCCATTTGCATAACAGCTTGATACTGAACAACTTTTTGTGACATCGTTGCAGCATTGGGATCTGATACTGGAATGACATCTACATCATCATAATCAGATTGTTTAGCTCTTCTATCACCTACTTCTGGATCGTATGAATATTCTTCTGGTGTGTAATCTCTGATAATGACTTTAAGAAGTTTAAACTCTTGTTTCATCGCATAGTAAATACGAGCTTGAATAGCTGATGTTACTTTGAGAGTTCTTTCTAAGATAGCTAACGTCGTGCCTACTGGAGCATTAGCACTCATGTCAGATACTTTAAGTCCTTCAGCATTAGCAAATGCACGTCCCTCTTCAATGATTTGGTTCATTAAAGAATTTAAAACTTGTGAAGGCTCTTTATAAGGAAGCGGTAAGATGTTGTCACGAATAGCACCTGATGGTACATCTACGTCACGGAATTCACCTGGAGCAATTGGTGTATCATCACCTTTAATTCTAAGTCCACGAGATTTTAAACCGCCTGGTAAGTTTGATAAAGTGCCTGCGTCAACAAGTTGACGTAAGATCATAGTACCTGATTTGGCGAAAGCGCCTATCAAATGAATTAAACCAAAACAATAGAATCCAAAGCCTGGTATGTAACCATAGTGAACAAAGTGTTGACGCTTTAGTTTGAGTTTGTCATCTGGATTCCAGTTACGACGAATTGCTAAAATTGTGCCTGTGCCTTTTTCAATTGTAATTACATAAGGTAGTGCAATACCATCTTCACTATCGCCATTTTCTAAATCTAAATTAACATGCATCTCAAGGATCTTATATCTGTCATCCTCTGTAGGATTAAATCCTAACTTCTCTGCAATCTTTTTCTCTGCTTCATCAATATCTAAAAATGGTTCCCCTAGATCTACATCACGATAGAATCCAGCTACCATTAATTTTCTTAATTCATTTTTTGTTTTGCGCATGACGTGTGTAACACGTTCACATGTTTCTAAATTAGATGCGCCATATGGAACTACAATATCTTCTGCAGTTACATACATTGCTACTTGGCGTTCTAAGTTTGGATCATAATAAACTTTTTTAAATGCATTACCAGCAAGCCCAAGTCCCCACAACATTCTTTCATGTTCAGGTCTATACTCAGCCATAACATCAGTTAATTGATAGTTCATGTCATCTTTGACACGTTCAGCTGCATCTTCTTTTTCTTTAGTTTGCTTACCAATGATTTGTGTTTTTACTGGGCCTGCGGCGGGGAATGTTTCCATCATAGTTTCAGCTTGGAACTTAACCAGCGCTTCTGTCATTAAGGGATGATATACATTACATGCGCCGGGCCACGGTTCTGTTCGGTCTTCTACTTTAAGACCTAATAATTCTAATCCGTCTACATAGGTAGTTAGCCAATCTTTTCTTGAAGAAATATCTGCATCGTACTCACCAATTAAGTCACCTGATAATTCTGTAAGCTGTCCTTCATCTAAATCTTCTGCTAAGTTAGCATTGAACTCATCGCCAGCAACATCTTTACCTGGAACGATTGTAATCTCCATACTGCCGTCATCAAGTGTTACTGAGTCTGGATTTTCAATATCAATTTCTAGTGAGGGTTGTGATGCCGCTAGATCTTCTAGACCTTGAGGTGCTTGTGCTAAACTTTTATCTATGTCTGCCATATTCTATTTTCCTATAATGCGTATAATTTCTTACCATTGCTTCTGAATCCATATATTTCTTCAGGTTCATCACTTGGTAGCCTAATAAATCCACCCTGTCTAAATCTCATTAATGCAAGTGTTGTCGAGTCAACTAAGTCGTCATTCGCTCCACTTGGAAAATCATTACACTCTTCGATTACTTCATGTGCCCATCGTCTATCTGGAGCCCACACTATACCACTTCTAAACAAATCTGACACTGCATTTACACGGCTGATCTTATCTTGTCCTTTACCCGGAGTAAATTCACCTACAGGAATACCCATACGTCTAAACTCTTGATAGAGCGCAGCGCCGTTAGATTTCTTTTCTACTAAGAATGCGTCTGGCTCCCAGTCCTTATATTCTTCTATACAAAGTTCTTTAAGTTCTGGAAACTCTAGTCGTTTTTTAATTGAATTTAATAGTATTATATTATAGTTATTGGTTTCTTCGTTAAAAAAGACGCCCCATACTGTCAATGCATTATAGTCTGCACGGTTATTAGCTTCTTGAGCCGCATCTAAACTCATTATTTTAAATTCACAACTAGGAGGATTCTCTCCCTCCCATATCTTCCACCACTCGCGTTTTATGAGGGCACCTTCTTCTGAGACGGGGTTCTGTAAGTATTGAGCATTCCAGTATCGTACATCTAGTGCTGCTTTCTTTGCCTGTAATTCTTCAAGTGGCCAAAATTCAGGCCAAAGTGAAGCTTCGTTACCTTGTTTGTCTTCAATAATCGCTGGAAATTCAACGACTTCCCAATCGTCAACTCCGTCTTGCTTTACCATTTGGTTAACTATTTGGCCGGTCAAGTCTAGCTTAGACCACCGAGTCATCACTACGATAATCGAACCCCCAGGCATAAGACGCTGTAAAGGACCAGACTGAAACCACTCCCAAGCAGGGAGAAAAACATCAGCTCGTCCAAGCTTAGCATCCTGTTCAGAGTGTGGGTCATCAATGATAAACAGATCAGCCCCGCGACCAGCGAGGGCACCACCAACACCAATTGCAAAATATTCACCATTAAAGTTTGTCCCCCATCGTGATGCTGATTTACTGTCGGCTTGTAGTTCTACTTGTGGAAATATATCTTTATAAGCGTCACTACCCACCAAGTTACGAACTCGCCTACCAAAGTTAACAGCAAGATCAGCGGTATGAGACGCCATAATAACTTTCTTGTGAGGATAATTTCCCAAAAACCAAGCAGGCGCGAGATATGAGATAAGCTCAGACTTCCCATGTCGTGGCGCAATATTAACAATAACTCTTTTCTTTTTGCCTGCGGCAATGTCTTCAAATATGTTTGCAAGTTTCCTATGATGGTCTCCTATCATGTAGCCTGGGTATACGTGTTGTATGAATTCTAAAAAATCTTCCTTACCATATTTCTGTACCCAATCTTTTTTAAATATTTTTATCTTAGCGTGTGCGTTTCTTTTCTGATCATCCGTCATATGAGGGAGTGCTTGATATAACAGTGCCACCTTCTCAGGGGTTAGCTTCTCTTCTTTACTCTCCAGTGCCATCTGTTCTCTTTTCTACTACATCTGTTCTATCTTCAAGAACATCTTCTATGATCTCTGCATCTATAGTCTGTGGTCCTTCTTTAATGAGTCCTTTTGCCTTAAATTCGTTTAACATAGAAAGTAATTCTTTCTCAACCTCGTCCATACTCTCCATCTTGTGTGTAACCTCGGTCTTCTTCTTGAACGCATCAACTCCGTCCACCTCGCCTAACGCACGTAACGCTGTTGTCTTTTCTTTAGGATTCTCAGTTGACTCAATCACTTTGATTAAGTTGTTAACGACGTAGAGTTTGTAATCAGCTAGTTCTTTTGCGAGTAGTACCTGTGTTTGAGCTACCATACCTGCACAAAATGCCATCGTAGGATCGGAGTAATTACCATATTCAGGTTTAAAGTTGGGATCTGTCATGACTCTTTTAACGAAGTCGACTGCTTTTTGTTGTTCTGCTGGGTTGGCTGTAGGAATAGGTTCACCTTTTAAATCGGCTATGGTCTTAACAGTCTCAACTCTGACTTTGAGCTCTTCTTCCATACCAAGTTCGGGCATAGCCTCTTTACTATTCTTCGGAATAGGGACGTCCTCCTCGATGTTGGGCATCATAATTACGTGAGAAACGTCGTGTTCGGGGTTATCCCCCTGATTTTGTTGGACATTTAAGTCGTTCATGTGTCGCTGTTACACCTTTGAAAAGAAATTTGCAGCTTATTTAACTATTCTATACTAAAATCTAGATTTAATGAAATTCTTAAGCCTTTTTTCTGGGGATATGTGCCGTGCCACACCCATACAGGGAATATAAGTAGCTTATTAACTTCGGGTTTTATAGATTTAGCATAAATTTCATTGTTGT